ACACATAAACTTTAGCATCTGACAATAGCCCACTTCGCCAGATTCATCCTGCATACATTCCTGCATCTCAGGACTAATATTAAACGCTGCACAAACACCGCAGCTTTCTTCAGGATTTACAGCAGGGCCATACTGGTGGTCCTTGATTGCAAATCGTGTATTCTCTTCATTAGTCTCGACATCCTGTGTTGCGATAGGACATGCATCCTCCATCTTATCAATAGGAGTGCCGTCTTGAATTTCTTTTGCCGGGTCAACGCCGTCAGGTATAAGTTTGATTTCTATTCTCATGATCTTTTCCTAAGAGCAGCTTCTTGTATAGCCATAAGTACGCTGTTTGTTGTATCTTCTTCTAATTCTACTTGAGGTCTAGGACCTAATCCTAGTCCTGTGTATATAGAACCATCAGGGGTAGTTGGGAGCCTGTCCATAAATGCGCCGGATAGTTCCTCATATGATGGATTGACAGGGGAGGGAAGACCAGCAGGGGTAATCTGAGCCGCCAACAAGTCCCGGCCTCTTTGACCTGCGTATTTATCCATAGGTCTTTCTAGATTGTCTATAACATCGTCAGCGTCTTTGTCAGAAAAAATACTTCTTATACCTTCTTTAGCTTGGTCAACCAAGTCAGCAGCTTGACCGTATATACTTCCAACAGCCTCTGGGCTAACACCAGTTAAGAACTCTGAGGATGCACTTAACGAGCTTGGCGAATCAAAGTCTTTATTAAGGTAACCTTCTGGAGCGTATGTCGTTCTTGCAGCACGGCTTAAAGCACCAACAGGAAGACCAAGACCCATTCCTGCAATACCTGCCAAACTTTGACTGGTTGTAGCGGGTTGTATCTGCGCGACCCGTGGACCGGCTACAGTCATCTCACCTTCGGCACCGCCGAATAAAGAACCAAAGCCTTTAGATACAGCAGCTTGAGGGTTGCTGTATCTGTTGTAACGCATGTTCTCAATACCAGCCATTTGATTCTGGTCAAGTAAGCCAGCGTAAGACACGTTTTCTGCGCCAAAGATTCTGGAGAAGAAACCATCTGGGTAGGGGTTGGTTATGTTTCCCTTAGAGTCACGAATAGCGGCGGTATAAGAATTATCGCCCTCACCTTGAGAGCCGGTATCTACTGGACTTGGAGTACCTGTTACATCGGAGATAGCTCCCCCACCACCAGCATGACCGCCGCCTCTTTCTCCTGGAGTACCTATCATCTATCTAATCTTTACTGAACGAGTTGAACCCTGATACGCTCTGCCCATACCACGGACAGTTTCGCCGCCACATTCCATGCATCCACAGCTACTGCCGTGAGACATGTACTTGCCGTCTTTAGCTTCAATGACTTTCTCGTCATCGCCACGGCGCTTCAGTCTATTGTTCTCTTTATTCATAGGGTGGTCTTTACCCATGAGGCTAGGGTTTTTAAATATCGTGTCGATCTGATTGTCATCCATACCCTGCTTACGCATCTTGTTCCGCAAACGTGCCTTTGCTAAACCCTCTGCTGGCATTTCTGGAGACGGGGTGCTTCCACCATCTTTACGTTTTAGAACCATCTTTGTATCCTCTTGTGCAATGCGGTCTGCAGTTTTTCTATCATATCCTTCGAGAACACGCTTAACCGCTGGAGAAACATTCTTACGGCTTTCAGCCATAAGTGCTTTAGCTTCTTTATATGAAATACCTAAGTCATCCGCCATCTGCTGGATTCTTGGTCTGCCGCCTGCACCTGTCATAATAAATGTCCTATTTCTCGTGGCCTAGCCATACAGCAAACGCGCCGGTCATGGCTCCTGTTACTACACTAACTAGTGCAGACTGTTCAATCGTTGGGTTGGGAAGCGTCATAAACCACTCCACTACCCGCCAAGCGGATATTGACATCATAATCATCATTATCCGGGGAAGTAGCTTCCAAGCTAAAATTCTTTCCATTGCTGCTGTCATGGTTTTTCTTGGCCTGCTCTTCAGTTGTTACGTCGTCTTTACACCACATTACTTTTTCTTAAACTTATCCACGCCTTTGAGTCCAAGCGCTGCTAGAATTGTAACATAGAGGACGTTTTGATACCACTCTGGTAATTCATTCAATCTATCAAAGCCATTCTTAACTACATCTTCCATGCCGGGAATGAAGACAAGACACACAGGCACTAATATAATAATTGTGACTAGCTCATCTTTCCAAGAATTTTTTGTACCTTCTGCCATGATAAGCTCCCACTTACTATCATGGGTAGCGGCAGTCTTCATTATCTCTGCTTTTGCTTCTGCCTCAGTCTGTCTAAGATGAGACTTCGCCTTTTGCTTGGATACCTGCCCCTCAACAAAAGATGATGCCAAACCTGCAAGGGGACCAATAAGAGCTTGTAACATGTCACTTTCCTTCCAGCACAGCCAGACGAAGCTGTAGTTCAGCTATGCTTATCTGTAGTTGATGTACTTGAGACACTGTGTTCTGAACAGACTGAGGCGGCTCAAAATCGTCTATCCAGTTGTCGTTTTCTTCAACTTCTTCCATTGTAAGCTCAAGATTATGTTCTAAGAAACTGATGCGTTCTGTCAGGCCAAAGTAAACCCAAACGGATACGGCTGTGAAAGCAATCATGCTGATAAGATTCCTTAAAGGAATAGTTATCTCGCTTGCCTCGTTTAATTTTGTAGCCGCTGTTTTAGCCATTACTGTTCACGTTTCAATTCAGCCTGTGTGTCAATCCGATAAACATTTACGAGGTTGCGGTCTTCAGCAACTTCACGCTGTAGAGCTTGGCGCTCTTGTGCCATCTGATAAGACTGCATCAACTTAGCTTGGTCAATCTGGAAATCCATCGCATCGTTCATTGCCTTACGCTGAATCTCTTGTGTATCGTTCTGCAATTCCTGCTGGCGGATAGCAACAAGTGGGTCAGGCTGTTGTGGAGGCGTTAGGAGCGGAGCCAACTGTTCAGTTGTATCTGCAATCTGCTGTGCAACAGCAGCTTCAAGTGCGTCAGGATTAATCTGCGGAACAGGCTCACCAGGATTTTCCATCTGCGCCTGCTGCATTACCTTAGTAAACATATCCTGCACCAAGTCACGAGCATGCATAGCTACATGCTCTTGAACGTGGGCGTTCAACATCATAAACGCCTGCGGGTTTGTGGCAGTAGATGGCTGCTGTAGCATAGCCGCATGAACACGAATGTGCGCCATGTGGTCCTGCTGTGGGAATGCCTGCAAGGGCTGGCCCATTAACAGCTTAGAGTTTTCCGTGCCGGGGTCCATCGGAGCCGGTGGCTGTGGTGGCGGTAAGATGCTATCAATGTTCTTTACATCAATCGCATCATACATCCGGCGGTAAGCCTCATACATATTGTGTAACTGTGGCGCGGCCTGTGCCAACTGAAGCTGTGTCTGAGCCAGTGACATACGCTGTGCCATAGAAAAGATTGATGGGTCGGAGACAGGGAGAACGTCTACGCGCCCATCAAAGTCTTGTGCCATTACTTCTGGGGCAACATTAGGACCTATAGCATACGGATATGGTACAGGATTATTCGAGAATATCTCAGCAAGCATTCTAAACTCTGACTTCTGAGCATAGTGCAGGCGCTTGTGGATACTGCTAATTACTTTTGAGCCCTGTTCGATGAGAGCCACTGTTGTGCCGACCGGAGCGTTTGAATTAACATCAGCGACCTTTGAGTCTGCCACTTGTGCAAATCTTCTGCCAGAGTCAACAACAACTCCCAGAAGTTGGGCAAGGGTGCCTGATGGCTCTTTATATGGAAGGGGAATAATGGCGTTACGAATATCCCCGCCAGGAGCGTCAAGATCGCGGAACTCACCAGGATTAACAGGCTCGTCATCATTCCTAATGCGCACACCACGAGCTTTAAACCCGCCAGGCAAATTGGATAAAGTACCTGCATCAATAAGCTGACGTAAGATAGAAGTCGCTGCACGAGATAATCCTCCGATCATATGCAACAAGCCAAAGCCATAGAAGCCAAAGCCCGGTAAAAACTTATAGTGTGTAAAGAACTGACGCTTGCGGCGAAGCGGATCCATCTCACGCCAGTTGCGAACTACAGATAATACCTGTCCAGAAGCTTCGTCCATAGTGACGATATACGGGAGCTTGATACCTGTGTCCTCACCTGTCTCGTCCAAATCCTCAAATCCCTCAAGATCCAAATCAATGTGCGTCTCGTATATAGTATACATGTCATCAGAGTACCCCGGATGAATCCCCTGTATCTCATCAGACTTGTCCTTAATTGTTGAATCTGACTCATCGTCATCAGATACAGATAGTTCAACATCTCTATATACTCCTGCTACTTGAAGTTTGCGAACGTCGTTCTCACTCATGCGAACAACATGCGTATACCTGCTAGCCGTCTGCAAGTCCGTTGCAGAATAAGGAACAATCAAATCCTCTGCAGGTACAAATTTAGAAACAGCACGACCCCGTGTTGGGTCCATATAAACTTTCTTGAATGTAGAACCAGTAATCGGCAAATAGAATAACATCTGGTCAGTGTCAGAGTCGTACTCCTCCATAACCTCAGTAACCTGATAATTCATAAAGTCCTTAACCCGCTGGGCTTGGTCTTCTACTTCCTTGGTCTGCTGTCCAATAATCTGCGTCTTGATAGGTCCACCCGGTGGCAGCATCTCTTTGTAAGCCTGCGCCTGAAACTGCGTAACAGCCTCACTCAATAACGGATGGGTTACACCAGAAGCACCCATGAATGGCTCATTGCGCTCCTCATAATTAATTCCCAATAACGTAAGACCCTTGGAAATAGACTCCTCCCAATCATCACGGGAAGACTTATCATCATCAATCTTAGAACTCAGGTCTGAAGATAAGGAGCCAAGGATCGAGTCGTCTAATACTTCAGCCAAGTTAGCATTATGGTCGTACTCCTCAACCTCAACTTCCATGCCCTCCATCTCATCAAACAAAACCACGTTCGGGGGCAGTTGCTCCTCGGTGCTAGGTACTTGGACCTCGGTCATTTGTTGTTCGGGCATTGCCGGGCCACCTGCGCCCATTGCCATGTCTACTGATGTTGGAGGTAGTGCCATTAAAATGTTCCCTTGAATGTTCCGCCACGCTTTTTGTTAACTACGCTGCCATAGTTAGGCACACCGATAAGTTGGTTCTCTTTACCAATTTTATAAATAGGGAGCTCATCGTCAGTTAAACTGGCGACCCCCTTGGTGTTTCCCTTGTTCATTATTCTTTTAATTTCAGAGTGAGATATACCCGGTAGTCTGTTATCAGACATTACATCATCTCCCTTGCCATAGCACCGATGCCAGAGTGTATCATCTTTTTAGGACGTAAGTCCACAGGACCCCCTTTGGCACGGCGGATTACTCGGTTCTCGAACATGGCTTTAATCTCTGGAGTAAGAGGAATATATACTCCTCTTCCGTACAGGGGATCACTAAACCCTCCACCACCCATAGCATAAGATATAGTATCAGCCGAGTCTTCGTAAGAAGGAAATTCAGGGTAATCTTTTCTTATTACGTCAATTGCATTTTTAAGTTGCTGCTCGTAAACCTGCTCGGCAACGTCAGGAGAAAGACTATGAGCTCTAGCCTGCGATTGAGCATTAGGAAAGAAAACACCGTCATATTGTTTTTCAACAGCCTCTTGTATAAATGAACGATACATATGCTGTGTCATTTGTGTCGCATTAGAAAAAGGAGTGGAGTTTAAAATCTTGGTTCGTTTGTCAACGTATTCTCCTGAAGGCATAGCATGATTTGCCACAAGTTCAGTAAGCTCTTCGTCGCCGAAGTCTTCTGGAGCTAGTACAGCACCCTCGTCAATAAGTTTTTGAATCTTTTCTTTGGCAGCGTCAACCGCATCTCCTTTCATAAAGGACCTCATATCAAGATAGTCGGTGTCTGACTTGTCTGACACTCTCGAAGTAGACACTGCAACTTCATCAGGAAAAATTCTTTGCATTGCGTCATAATAATTGCTAAAAGCGGTTTCTTCTCTTACTTTAGCAGCACCTACTGGAGCCAGTTTACGAGCTTCTGAGATATCCACAGAACCCGCTCCAGGCACTGTTAGAAGAATTTCATCTCGTGACATTGAAGCAAGGTCTCTTACTGTAAGAGCTCTTGCTGCAGCAATATCACTCATCGTATAATCAGTGGGTGTTCTTGCCGCTGAAATGTCTACGTCAGAGAATGCGCCAGACGTTAACTGTTCGTCGGTTGCATTGCGTTCAAAAATTCCAAAAATGTCCTGTATGGTATAGTTTTGAGGTAATTGATCAATCTCTTCTATCGCGGCAGGCTTTGACAAAACCTCTTCCATCTTTAGTTTTTGTTTAAGTATCTTTGACTGACGCATAGTTTGGATGTTGTTCGCAGTTAAAAGAACAGCATCCGCCATCTCTTCACTACCAAACTCTGACACTAAATTATTATAAGTTATTGGACCGTCACCCTCAAACCTACCTGTACCACTAAAAAATTCAACCACATGGTCCTTATTAATTCCGGGTCTTCCTCCCAACCTTGTAAGGATACTTTGCGACTCAAATGGAACAACTGCCGACGAGGAGGTAACCCTAGATCCTAAATTCTGTCCAGTATAATCAGGTTCCTTAAACCTAACAATTTGTGAAGATCGTACGTCCAACGGAGCAAAACGATCGGATTTAGCCGCCGCAAGAAAATAAACAGCATCGCCAAGATTTGAATCTAATCCCAACCCCTCATCTAATTGTGTGCGACCGCTCCCCCCAACTGCTTGATATTCTGCGCTACTTTGTTCCAAACCGTTGCGGGAGGAAAGATCATCTACGACACTAGAAAAAATCTGTTCAACGTCTCCTTCTAAGTTGTTGG